TACGTTGTGCTGAATATACAGTAGCCATTGTTCAGTCTCCTTATTCGCTACACGCGATTTCGACAACTTTGGATTCTTCCATCCGTGTCGCACCGACAGACTGACAATAATAGACCTGAGTTGCGTAGGATTTATCTGCGCGCTCATCAATACGCGCTGCTGGCTCTTTGCCAATAGCGCACTTGATGCCGTCAGATGCAAACGCAATCACTTGGCGGTCAGAGTTACTATCTGTACCCAAGCGGTTTGAAACGATAAAGTTAAAACCAACAAACGTGTTGATCTCACCCATCGCCAAGGCTTTGACAGTGTTGTAATCGCTGGAAGTTACAGTTGTGTTGTTCAACAGATCAGAAACCTGCTTTGGAGACACAAGAATGTTACGCGCAATAGAAGGATCTACGTTGCCACTGTCAAGGATCTCTTTAGCTTGAACCAACTTAGCAATAGTCAAACCAGCAGATCCATGTACAATCTTTTGGGCTGACGGCAGTGCTGTAGTAGTTGAACCGTCTTTGCCTGTTGAGGCGTTGCCGAGAGCAGCAGCAATGATGACATCATCCATTGCGCGACCCATAGCTGCGGCAGCAGCACGGCTATAAGTGGAAGTCGGATCAACGAGCAACCGCACTTTGTCCTGATCGTCGATCAGATCGGCATACTCATAGTCAGACATAGTAACCATACGGCGCGAGTGTGGTGTATCCACAATCGGTGTATCCGCATGGCGCGAGGTGCGCAGGACAGCAGCCGCTGATCCCACTTGGTCAAAGAAAGCTTTTTCGCCATTCACGCTTTCCACATCTACCGCATTACGCAGCAGAGAACCCATTTGCTGTGACAGCATCTGGATGTTTGCAGAAAACTGATTGACAAAAGCTGTAGTGATTTGAGTAGACATTTCGTCATCTCCTAGCTTCGTTTCAGTTACAATTGCTGCGCGTGGTTATCCCTGAAGGGGCCGTGCTACTGCTTAGGGCAGCTAATCCGCTTGACGCACAAGCTTGATGTCGTGGGCCTATCGGTTATCCACTATGACATGAGCGAAAATAGTCGCTGCGCTTCCGCAACATACGCATCATGCTCTGGATGCTGCGCATCCAAATACGGCCCGTCTTGCCGCATAACCTCTTTCAGTTGACGCTGCGCCTCTTCTGGCGTCATTATCAACTCAGTCGGTTCACCGACTAGGTTATCCTCTCCAATCTGATCTGCCAAGCGTGAAAACATTTTTACCACTTCTGGGTGATCCCCAAGCTTGCGACCATCCGAAAGCTGCACATTCTCAAACATGTCCATGCCCTTTTCGCCCAGAAGCGTCTTAGCAGCGTTCTGCGCCATTCCTAAGCGCTGTTCATAGGCTTGTCCAAACTCTTGCCGCAAAGATTGTTCCGCCTCATAGGTGGCGGCCTCTGCAAGGCTCTGAGAGTCGGCCTGAGTGCTTGTTTGGGCTTCAGAAATAAACTGCGCAAGCCTCTCTGCTTGACGCGGCTGTAAGCCAGCTTCCCACATGGCTTGGCGAAACGCATTTACACTGTCTTCGTTTGCGCCTTCCCCCATGTTAATTTCATAAGCATCTGCACTATCTGGACGCCCAATAGAATTATAAAACTCATTGTACTGGTCATCCGTCCAGCTCTTACCAGGCTTGGCAACCTTGTCGGCGCCGATCAAGCGTTGGGCGTTGACATAGCTTTTTGCCAAACTGGTTGGATCTGTGAACGTGCGCAATGACGGCTCGCCCCTCAATTCTTCTGGCAAGCTGTCTAAAAATCCTACTGGAGCGGCTTCTGCTCCTGCTGCGACTTCTTGAGATCCAGTATCTTGGATTGCCTCTTCGCTCATTGCTTTTCCTTCTCTTCGGTCAGCATACGGACAATCAGCAGCACCGCTGCGCGCTGACCTTCATTAAATGCAGTTTCATAAGGATTGTCCGAAAACGTAGTTGTCTCATAACCAAAACGACTTTTAAGATCGCCCAATACCCGCACACCGTCTTCAGTGTTAAAGGTGCGCCGGTATGCCAGTTTTAAATCTTCAATCTGCTTCATTGCTCAAGCGACCCCGCCGCCTTAACCAGTGGAGCAACATTGCCAGCAGCCTCTGCGGCCATCATCTCACGCTGCATACCTTCCTGCACACGCGCCTGCTCTGCCTGTTCGCGCCGAACCTGCTCAACCTCATCAGAACCCCTGATAATACGAGCAGGCAAGCCGGCAGTCTCAACCAAATACTGAACCATCTTATCACCGTCCAAGTAATCAGTAACAGGCGCAACCTCGCTAACTTGCAACAAAATCTCAAACCCGCGCAGCATAGCCTGCAAGTCTGTAAGCTTCTGAGCTTTAGCAAGTGGAGAAACGTATTCAATATCAATCTCTTGGCCTTGCAACTCCTCTGGAGGCTCTGGCAACAAACCAGAGCGGAGCAGTAACGCAAAGGAGCGGGAGATCAGTGGCTGCAAAAGCTCCGCCTGCAATCGACCCAATACCGGCCCAAGCAAGCGCATCTTTTCTTCGTTGCGCTGCAAAACCTCTGTCGCAGTCATTGTCGGGCCTTGCCCCAAAAGCAACTGGTCAACATAAAAAGCTTGGCGGATAGCGTTCCTGCGCTGCTCTTCCATGTTTAAGCCTAAAGGATTGTTTGCGCCAATTTGCAATGGCTCTAACCTGTCGCGCGTCCCAGATCGGTAAAAGTTTAGCGCCCCCGGCGTAGTCCGAACAGGCATCATAAAGCCGTCATCAGGAACCATCAAAGGCGGATCAATCTGCTTCTGAGCTGCTTTAATTGTCGTTTCAGACATTTTGTTCAACATTTTAACGTCAGGCAAAGCAGTCATCGCCGGTGATCGGCCATAGTTAGACACGCTGTCTTTTACAAAGCGCGGACACATAAACGGAAACTCGTCAAATCCACCCTCTGAAAGCAATTCCCTCTTGTCAGCCAAGTAATAAACAGACGCAACAGGCTTATTCTTTGCAAGCTTACCCTTAGCCTCGGCCCTTGGAAATACAGCATGAACAACCTCATGCTCCTTGTAAGGATCTTCCTCTAAGTCTTTTGCAACAGTTCGGGGCAACGTAGCATCAGGAAACTGCATCGCAATCGCCCGAGCAGACAATTTAAATTTCCGATAAACAGTGTCAACGCGGCCATCAGGGCTTTCGCTAATACAAACCTCGGCAATATGGCGACACGCGAAACGCAAACCATCCTTTTCAGCCTCAACGTAAAAAGATCCCGTGCCAAAAACAACTAAGTCATAATAAAGCTCATGGATCTCTTGCTGAAAGTTAGAGCGGTTAAAGTGCTGGTACATCTGATCCATGCACATTTCTAGCCATTCATTAGCCGCATCATCGCGCTGCAAACCAGAATTGCGATAACGCATCGCAAACCAAGGCGTACTAGGTGAAGTCAACATCCCATGCAAACTAGACGCCAGCAATTCAACAGCATGAATAGCCGTGCCGTCAAAAATCAACTCAGTGCGCTTGTCGCCCTGTGTTCGCTTCTTGGTAATATCTGCCTTGCGCGGCAACATGAAATCAGCCAGCTCTTGCCAGTGACTTTCCCAATTGGAACGCTGGCTTTGTAACGTCTTGTATCTCTTATCTAAACGCGCAACTGTCGGATTTACCTGTACCATTATGTCATCCCATAACTTGTCATCAATGTGCGCTTAGGGCGCATTTTCGGATCTTTAACACCCTGGACTGCGCCGCCCTGCGTCCGACCAGCCATCTTTTGCTGCGCGCGCTCTAAAGGATCAACAGTCATCTGACCAAGCATTTGAGCAGGCTGGGAAGCGTTGCCGCCCATCAAACCTGCAATGTTAGTTAGCTTTTTCTTTTTTATAAGCATACTACGATCCAATCAATGAACGGCGCCGGCGGGTTGTTTCATCCTCACCAGAACCAAGCAAACCACCAGGCTTTGTAAGAATAGTAGATCTGCGGCCACCCTCGCCAGCCGTAACGTCAACGCCGTCACCATCGCCAAACGCAGCGTCAGCCGCAGCGCCCAAAGCAGAAGAAGACGGCGCAGAAACTGAAGCCCGTGGAACACCAGAAGCGCCAGAGCCGCCACCGCCACGCGAAGCAGCCATGCGCTCAGACTTACCTTGATCCTTGATGGCAGCAGCCATTAAGTCTTTATTAGCCGCCGCAGCCCTCTCACGCCGCTCCGCAGAACGGGAATAATACTCAGTGTCCCTAGGGCGGCCACCAAAGTCCATCATAACGTCATTAACCATCGCGTCAAAGCCAGTGCGAGGCGTGTAGGTATTTGAGCGTGGGCCTTGAGCTTCACCCTCTAAACGATCACGTTCAGGGCCAGCAGGACCACCAACACCGCCGCCACTGAAAAAAGACGAAATAGCCGAAAAAATACTCATAACTTACCCCCTACGCTGCAAATGGATTGTAATCATTAACAGCCTGCTTTTGAGAAACCGCCATGCGGTCACGGCTCTCCCTAAGACCAACAGCCAAATACCGAAAAGCATCCGCTGCATGGCTAGACCAATCATGGACAGGCGAAGACCGAAAGCTCCGAGTGCGCTCATTATACGCCCGGTGATACTGCCGCAAACACTCCAAGCCATGTCCGCACTTCTCCCTGTCAAACCATAAACGCGGGATCAACATCTGAGCCGCATGTATGCCATCTTCAATCGGCAACTTAGGAACAACTCGAAAATTTAACCCCAAGTCCCAAGCAACCTCCCGCCGGCTCTTTCCAGACCCCAACTCCCGAACCTCAATGTCATGCGGCGCATTGTGATCGCCATACAAATAGTTCTTCGACGTTAAAATCTTGCAGTAATGAGGCAACCCCTCACCACGAGCCTCGTAAAAGTCTATCACATGTATAGCACGACCAACCGTTTGCGTAAACCATATTGCCGTGCTGTCGCCAACTCCCAAATCCCACCAAGTGTCAACACGCGCAGAAGGGTCATAAGGAACATTGGAAATCCGCCCATCCAACTGAGCAACCTCCATCTCCTTGCCATAAACCGCACCAGGCACATTCGCATTCCAAGAACACTCAAATTCCTGCTGATACTGGTCATGCGTCATCATAGACTTAGCAGCGTCCAATTCCTCATCGTCCAGCAAACCAGTCTCACTAGCCTTGTAAACCGCAGCCAGCCAATCAGGATTAGAAGCAGCCTCTTCATACTTATCAAAGAAAGCATTGTGACCCTTCGGCGTCCCAACAAACACACACCAACCCTTGCGATCAGATAACGCCGGCCTCAACACCTCGGGAAAAACATTCTCAGGCATGTCAGCAACCTCATCCATAACGCAACCATCAAGGTAAATACCCCGCAAGCTGTCTGGATTCTCAGCGCCCAACAAGCTAATCCTAGCACCGTTAGGCAAATCACAACGCAATTCAGTCTCGTGAAACCGAACATTCGGTATCTTGCCAGCAAACTGTTTTATATAATCCCAAGCAACATTCTTCGCCTGACGATAGGTGGGCGCCATGTAGGCATACCGGGGGCTCTCTTTCCCAGACATTAAGGCATCGCGTAAAACATGGTTGATCGCCCAGACCGTTTTGCCAAAGCGGCGGTGGCAAACAACAACGCCCCAACGCTTTCGAGACATCTCATTGTGCAGCTTTAACTGCAACTCCCTCGGCTCATAAGGAATCTCAATGTGCGTCAATGCTCAGTCACCCTTCTTTGATCCTTGAATATCAATATGCCGTTACTCTCAAGGATAGCCTCATACAAATCAATAAGCAATATTGCCGACTCAATCTGCTCTGAAGCGCTGCGGCCAGTGACAACAGTGTCCCTCAAGGCCTCTAGGTGGCCCAGCATGGCATGCTGCGAAGGCGACAGAGTGTAAGTCAAAGCGTTTCTAGCTCCGGTGTAATATAGAGGTATAAGGGCGCGCTTTTTAGCGGGGGGTGGGGGGGCCGGTTTGCGCAAAACGCATGACTAAACCGTAGTGTCATAATTACTATTATGTTAAATAGATCGCAAGCCATTGTTGTTGCTGTAGAATTTCTAAGAGACTGCCATGCAATAAACGCAAACCACAACATGTTGTGCCTGCCCTGCCTCGCCGCCCCAGCGCTGAGGTATCTGTGTACCCCAGCCTCACGCGCGTAGCTGTCAACGACAGGATGTGTTGTATACACAAGATCCGGCATCAATGCTTCGTTACCCTTTCTTCCTTTTGGTCAGGCACAACCTCAGTTGTATTGACCTCGACATCACCACCAGCCCAACTGATTGTGAACGTCTGGGCTTGTGGCTGATCTTCTTTCTTGTCCCTCACACCCCAAGGCATGTTCCGTGCTAGCGTCCACTTCAACGTGTCGATCTCCAACCTACGCCGCTGCACTTCTGCGTTAGCCAGCCTGTTGTCCTCAAACGTAGGCAGAGGCGAGACTGCCAAGTTGTTGATGTGGTCAGTGAAGTATTCTGACTGCATCACTCTGCCTCTGCGGTAGACCTCATACAGATCATCGTCACGCAGCACGGCTTGCATGACGCCTTGATAGGTTGGCATGCCTGCTGTCTTGAGTATGTCTTTGAGTGTTTCGCCTACTGCCAAGCGGTCAGCGATCTTGTGCATCAAGTCTGCGTTGATCTTCACTGGCTTTTTTGCCATGTCATCACCTCATCTGTTTTTTGGATCATAGCACAAAAAAGGCCCAGCGCAATTGCTGGGCCAGTTGTTGAGTGTTGAGCTGTGGAAACAGGTGGAAGCAGCTCAACGGGCAATTACTTTCTATCAGAATGGAATGTCATCATCAAACACTTTCGGCCTTGCTCGAATGTCGATCAACTCTGCGGCTGGGAATGATTCTTTGACTGCCTTCTCGAACTCTCCTGCTTTGTGGTCTCGGAAGTTTCGGTATGCGAGTGCCACCTCTCTGAGCGTCAGCAGCTCTAGGTCTGGCCGTTGCTCTTTGATCTTCTGCCACGACCTTCCGTCTTTCATAATGCCAAACGTCTCGCCATCCAGTTCCATCTCCCAGATGTCTGTTGATGCTCTCTGCGCTCCAAGGCGCTCTGCTTCTGCATCCATTGCTTTGAGGCCTCTTACGACCACCTCTGCTCTGACCTTACATTCTTCTGGATTGTTTTCTTCGATAGCCTTGTTCATCTTTGCCATTGCTGATCCATACTTCTGGGCTGTTTCGACGCTTACCAATTCTGGCAGCATGTCGATGCCCCACTTTGTGTCCATCTGTATTGCCAGCCGATCCATTGGTGCGATTGCATAGTCACACATGATTTGATCTTTATGGGCTTGCGGGTTGAATATTCTGTCTGCCTTCTTTTGGCGCCTTGGCCTCTTGGGCTTCTGCGTGTTCATCATCATCTCCACAGTTAATTCACCACAGTTTCATCTAATCCACATTCCACCACAGTAGTATGTCTAATACATACAACTACTGTGGTGGAAGTATTTGTGGCCTTTTCTTCCACAGTTCCACAGTTCATCCACAGTTCAAAAAAACAACTGTGGAAGTGTGAAATCATCCTGTGCATTCGCCATCATCTGCTTGACATAAGAATGCTTCGTCATCAAATATCCAGTCTCCTTGACGGCTAACAAAATCTCCAAGCTGTTTGTATGACTGGCCTTTGTCGCTGATTCGCTTAAAGGTTTGCAAATGCTGTTTTGATCTGTCTTTGCCCTTAAAGACGCGCTCTTCTTGATTTGACCACCATGTTGCGCGTTCTGGATGCAGCCGCCACAGCGTTGCCAGCGTCTGCTCGGACTTTAGAAAGCAGCCATCGCAGTTTCCAAACCCTTTGGTCACGCGCAAGTCGTGTCCGAATGCCAACTTCTGCTTGCCCCAGAACTCCATAACATCTCTCTGCGTGACAGTTGCATTCAGCAGAGGCCAGTAGGTTGTCTCTTTGCTGTCCTTCTGTGGCTTTGCTCTGTGCGCCTCGTCAGCTCTAATGCCGACAGCACTATGCCATTTCTTCCATCCAAGGCTGACAAGATACCTGCGCATTGTGCGCACTTTCATTTCCTGTGTGCAGAACCGTTCAAATACATTTGGCAGCCTGCGCTTTTTTGTAATCAAGTTTTCAAACGGCTCGCCATTTCGTGATGCAGAATTGTGGCTTACGACATCAAATCCCACACCGTTGTCGTCGTTTTTGTATTCTAACCATGTGATCTGTACGTTCCACCTGTCTGCGCATTCTTGCACAAAATCTAGCGTTTCTGGCATTTCTCTGCCTGTGTTGGCAAAGATGACTTTGCATCTGTCGGGCAAGTCGCCATTGGCGCAAAGTATTTCATGCAGCATATATCCGCTTGTTCTGCCGCCACTAAATGCAATTTTAACATTGCCTTTTGGTAATTTATAAGGGTTCATCCCACTTCCTCCCAATTTATCCACTCACCGACCACAACACACGGCACATCTCTTCCGCTTCGGCTGTCTCTTATCTCTGCGACTTTGAGGTTGCCTGTGCTGATCCACTTCTTGACGATTGCCTTTGCCTTGGCTTTGTCCCCAGGCTTTTCTGTGTCGAGGTCTAGCTGCTCTGCGACTGCATTGCCGATCCAGCTCTTTGCTCGGATGTCTGATCGGTATGCCTTGTCGTTCTCCTCTGCCTTGCCGACTGCTCTTTGCACATCGTAGAGGTCTTTGGCTGTTACGCCGTCGAACAGGTCAGGCAGTTTGAACTCTGTTGCTACGCCTATGTGTTCACCGTTTGCGATTTCGACTGAGATCATCCGGCGGTATGTTGCCTTGTCTGATGGCGGCGCGAGATTTTGTTTTCCATCGTCCTGGCGGAATATGCCAAGCGCCTCTTGTTCGTCCACCCCGAGTGCCATTGCGTCTTCTGGAGTGATCCTGTTTATCACTCTTGCCGCTCTTGCTGCACCTATCAGACTGCCTGCGCCGCGCACTGAGTCCACTGTTGCGTCTTCTCCATTGCCTTTTCGGATGTGATGCACGAGCTGTACTGAGCTGTTGGTGTCTCTTGCCATCTTTCTCAGCATTGCTACGACTGCCTGTATGCTGCCATTATTATTCTCATTAACCAGATGGGCAGATATGAAGGGATCTAGGATCACTACAGAAATATTATTTTCTTTAATCTTGCGGATCATGAATGCCAGCAGCTCATCATTTTGGATCAGGCCGTCCCTGCCTTCTGCTGCCAGGGTGATCTGCATGGTGTCCTCGCCATCCATAAACAGCTTGCCTTTGATGTCATCTGGCTTGAGGCCATAGTGCTGCATGGCTGCTATGGTTCTCATTTGGAGTTCTGAAATAGGATCTTCCAAATTTATGACCCATGTGTTGCACTGCTCTTTGACCCTTACACCGAGCAGGTCTTTGCCTGTCGATATTGCCAGAGCTTCCACGATGATTGCTGATGTCTTGCCTATACCGCCGGCAGATGCTGTGACGCTGATATACTTCTTGATGTAGTCGTACCCATAAACCCACTCTCTGCGCGGCAGTGTGAGCGCATCAAACATTTCGTAGGGCGTAGGCCATTCATTGCCTGTATCAGCCTCTGTGTGGCTCTGTGTTGGCTCTGTGGCTATCTGCAATGTTTGGTTTTGCTGCTCCATGCGCTCGGCTGCTGGGTCTGGCGGTGGCGTCCAGCCTTTTGCTCTGGCTCCGTCGATTGCCTTTTGGACTTCTGCCCTTGTTTCGTCCACTGTGTAGCCGCCCAAGGTGAATCCGTCTGTGATCGCGTGAATCTCTTCGTCTGCTAGGCCTTTGTTGACGTATGATCCAACCAAGCGCACCATATTGTGATGCCAGTCCTCACCGGCTAGCACGTTCTGGACTGCCAGTTGCCTATCCATTGCTTGC